ACCAGCGGAGCCAATCCTCACCCCACAGGTTCACGAAGAAGTCGAATAGGCCAGTGAAGGAGACACCAATGATGGGATCCTTCTCACGGCTGTAGCGATAGCGTTCTTCTTTGAACTCGTGATGGAGCAGGGCACAGGCCGAGAGGGCACCAGCCTTGAAGGCTTCCTCCTGGGCCTTGAGGTCAAGGGGGTCCAGGGTGTTGAGATGGATCTCGGACAGGTTGCAGTGGAAGTCACGGCCAAGGATCTCGCCACAGGGGTTCAGGCCATAGCGGCCAAGGCGGTGATCCAGCTCCCGATCCGTCATGGTCGGGTCGATGTGGGTCAGGTACTCAGCAGCACCAGACCAGCCGGAGTTCTCGTAGATGTAGATGAAGCTACGGCGGGCTGTGGCGGTAGGGAGCAGGTCAGCATTAGCCCGGGCAATAGCCTCGGGGGCGTACTGGATAGCACCCTCACCGGAATAGAACTGCTTGGTGACAGAGGCCTCGATCTCCTCGTAGGAGGGCCGGGTGTGGAAGACCCGGGTGTGGTTGGCCATACGCAGAGCGTCCCGCTCGGGGTCGATGCGCCAGTTACCCTCGGCATCTTGCTGCCAGAGGTTGTCCTTAGCCTGGGCAGCTGCCTCATCGTTCTGAGCAAACTGCCTCATACCAGCAGAGCGGCGGACGTTACCGGCCACAACTGCCAGGGAGGACTCATCCAGGATCAGGCAGGCCTCAACAGAGGTGAGCTGACGGCCCACTGCCTTGTTCATGATCTCTCCCACCCGGCGGTAGCAGGAGGCCAGCTTCACGGGGTTGGAGACACCACCGAAGCCCTTGATGGGGGTACCGGGGGCACGGACGGATGAGAGGTTGATCCGCACCTTGGAGATGGGGGATATTCGAGGTGAAGCACTCGAGCAGCTTCAGCAGACCATCACACCAGCCTTCACGAGAGTCGCCAACGTAGATGTTGCGAATGCCGGGGCCTTCAGCCACAGCAGTATCAGTCAGCTGGAAGGCACCCTCGCCACAGTTGTCGAGGACCTCCAGGTCAATCTTATTGGTGACATAGGGAAGCTCGTTGATGCAGCGCGGCTCCAGGATTGCCCCGGTACCGCTACCCATCATCAGTAGCTCCATCTGGAGGGCGAATGCCTTCAGATCATTTGTATCTGTAGAGGTGCAGTTGTAAGCACCGGAGAAGTTCTTCTGCTGCTCAATCCAGGGGGTGCCCCCCACCCATAGCCAGCGGCCAGAGGGGAGGGCGTGGAGGCGGAGCATCTGCTCACGAACGAGCATGATCTCCTTTCCGGTGAACTTACCAATGGAAGCGAGTCCAGTGACGCAGCGGTCAACTACATCGAACCAGGACTCTTTACCCTGCTCTGTCCGGCGGCTGTAGGTGCGGTAGAAGACAGGGTTGGCGGAGGGGGCGTTTTCAGGGAACATCAGGTCAAATCATCGAGATATGGTGGCTTGTAATTCGGTCCCTTAAGGACCTTTCCGTCCTCACGTTTCAGGGGTTTCCCATCAACGAGCTTGGACATATTTGATTGGTGGACCCTATCCAGGGCCTCGTCTAACTCCCAGCCAGCAGCCGCTGCAAACTGGAAGCAGACATAGACCAGATCGGCTAGCTCCTTGAGGGCAGCGATCCGGGCTCTTGGGTTTTGAATGTTGGCCAAGCAAAGGCCATAGGCCTCAGCGAACTCTTCGTACTCCTCGGTAATCAGACGGAGTTGGGTGCTCAAGGTACTGGGGGAGAAAGTGCCTATCGGTTGGGTCATTGCTGTTCTGAACTTGACAGCTTGTCCGAGGAAGTCCGGAGTCGTAGTCATGGGTGGTGTCGATCAGTTTTTGGATGTAGGTCTTAGCCTTGAGAAGATCGTCGATGCGATCCTCATGCGGTTTGTGACCAGCCCGGCAGATGTATTTGATGACATTGCCTTCCAGGAACCCAAGGTCCTGGTCAACAATGAAGTCCCAAACTTGAATCCTGCCCAGCTGATAATGATCAGGTGAGTACTTCGAGTTCGTCATTGATCTTGGTGAGTAGACTTTCCATGCAGCGCTCCCATACGGTTGCCCCCAGTGGAATGTTGGTGTTGCGGTATCGACGCTTGCTCTCAAGAATTGACTTGATCAGCAGCAGCTCTTTCTTTGATAATCTCATCGGCCATGCGGAGGTACTTTTTCATTGAACGCTTGCACCAGTAGATCTCCCACTCGAGCTTTAACTTTAAGGGGAGTTTCCTAACCTCCAGGACAATGGAGTCCAGGCAGATCTTTAGGAATAGAGCAAACCAAGGATCGTACGCAGCCAGCAATGCAAGCACTGCAAGCGTGACGGTGATTGAGGCTAGAATCATGGTGTAAATAGGATGGGTTCTTGCTTCTTGGTATCCCAATCTGTAGCCTGTAGGATACGAGCAAGTCGCAAAGTCTTGAGGGCATCTTCTTCTGTCTGGCCTGCATCTATGTAGGCTTGGACAACAGCTTCCCAGTAGGAACCTTCCCTCTTGTCGAGGATGATCCCGGCCCGCTTGGGACCAACACCGGGGCAGCCGGAATAGCCATCAGTGGAGTCACCAGTCAGGCACTGTTCGTAGAGCTTCCGCTCAGCCGCTTCAGGCGTCTGCGTGAACTCGGTCTTGAGGTTGTAGATACGAACAGGGATCTGCTCCATGTCCTTGTCGGGTGAGACAAGCACGAAGTTCTCCAGGCTCCCATTGGTGGCAAGAATGCCGAGCACGTCATCAGCCTCCAGGCCAGGCTTCATGACGGACTTCCAGGTATCCATTGCCCAGTTCTTGAGCTTCAGATACCCGGCAGGCTTCCGCTTGCGGCGGTTGCCTTTGTATGTCTCTTCGACGGACTTACGGAAGTTGACCCTATCGGTGAAGGTCAAGACCACCTTGTCTGTGTCGAACTTGGAGCAGAGGTTGTCGATCTCCTGTTGGACGATCTTCTTGCCTCGACGGAAATCACCAACCACAACGGTTAGCTCTTCATTGAAGTCGAGTTCGTCCTCTGCTGCTGAGGCTGCTCGATACAAGTAGAAATCCGCGTCAATTAAGAGCGTCAGTGGTTTCATTTGGTTGAGTGGAATTGAGAATGCGCTGAAAGTTCATGGTCAGTAGTGCCATCTCAGCAGAGGAAGCATTACTCAGAAGTGCATTAGCTCTCCAGGAGCAGACAATGATGTTGTCTGGGGTGTAACCCTTATTGGAGTCAATGCGATCCAAGCTAATAGAATCATTCCGCTGCATAGCCCGCTTCCCCTTACAGGGGACATTGGGGTAACGCCTGATGGGGATCTCTAGGTAGGGGCAGGTGTCAGTCATGACAGCCTTTACATCTTCAGGTGTGATGTTGAACTCCCGGCCATTCTTCCGGCACCTGGACCTGGCCACATACCAGAGGTAGTAGTGATCCTCCATCGCGTTCCAGTAGTCAGCGTTGTATTTGGACAGACAGTCTTTGCACTGGTTGCAATTAGATTTTAACTTTTTAAAGTCAGTGAGAGGCTTCTCAGCCCCACACTTTGGACATGACCTAGTGGCAATCTGCCCAGGAGTTTCCGATTTGGTATTCGGAATCGAGGGCACATCTGAACTTGATTTGGTGTTCAACATCCTTCATGGCAATTTGGATAAGCTGGCCTGCTTGTTCCGCTTGGCTAGGTGCAACTGAGATCTGAACCTCGTCATGCACAAAGGCCATTGGGAAGTAATCAATACCGGCTTCATCCAGCAGCTCGTAAGAGCGAAGAAGCCAGAGCTTGCAGATCACCGCCCCAGCAGACTGGAGGAGGTAATTCAGTGCAGCGTGGTTCTTACCTTGAAGGCGGATAGGGCGACCATCCAGGCCCTTGAGGACACCGGACTTAGCCCGCTCCTGAACAGCAGCGTTAAGAGCAGCGAAACCATCGAGGTTCGCCATGATCCTGGAGCGGATCTCCTTACCCTTCTTGACGGCTTGCGCCTTGGAGGCACCAGCGGTCAGTCCAAGTTTGGAATCTCCACCGCCATAGATCAGGCAGTAGGTGACACCCTTGCCGGACTTACGGTCAGTCCCGTAGATCTCAGCCAGGGCTGTGTGAATGTCACCCTCTACGACTTCCTTGGCGAACTTCCCTCCATCAAAACGAGCCAGATAATGACCGAGACAACGGAGTTCAAGACCACTTGCGTCAGCACCCACCTGAGATCGGTTGGCACCTGGGTGAAATAGTTCTCTGTACTCATGACCAGAAGGGACTTGTGCAAGGTTGGGCTTCATGTGGGCTTGCCTACCAGTGTTGGTATTCAGCACACAGCTGTGATGGATCCGGCCATCAGACTCGACCTTCTTCAGCCAGGCGTTGGCGCCTTCGCTGAGCTGACCCAGGTGCTTCTGAAGTTCAAGGATCCGGGCGAAGGTCTTGGCCTCGTCGGTCCCGTACTCCAGCAGCGTGGTCTCGTCGATCTTCGGCTTGCCGGTATCTGTCAGCTCCTTGGGCTCCCAGTCACGGAAGGTGGCGAAAGCCCAGGCAATGTGTTGGCGGGAGGTCGGGTTGAACTCCTTGAGGCGGCACATGGCCGCTCCCTTCACATAGCCTCTTGGTCCGTTATTAGTCCGAGGAGTGAAAGATCCTCCATCCACATAGGGGAAGGTTTCTCGCATCTGCTCCGAGAGCTTGAGTAGCTCCGAACGCAGCTGGCCCTCGAGGCGCTCAGCCTTGGCAACGTCGAAGGGGAATCCTTCGGACTCTTGCCAGGCCATAATTGTGGCCAGCCGATGCTCAGTAGATATGCAGTCTCGATATTCAGCGACCTTTGCGGTGAACAGCCGAGCAAGGGACACAGAGACAACAACATCTCTAGCGCAATAGTCCAGCATCTCAGGGGAATAAGTTGACCAATCCCCGCTAAGGGACTTGCCAAACTCAGACTTATGAACACTGAGCCGGTGGCCCCAGGCTTCCAGAGAGTGCCTGCCGTAAAGTTGAGCAGGCATATTTGCAGGCCGTGATCGGAAGTCACGGTCCAGCAGGTCTGTGAAGAATAATCGGGAGAGGATAAGAGTGTCATAAACCGTGCTGCTGTAATTCCAGCGTGGAAAGACTTCTTAATGGCCTCAAAGTCGTACCCAATTATGTTGTGACCCCATAGCTCATCGGCATCCTTCAGGAGGGCCAACCCCTCACGAATGGAGGGGTGGTCACCTGTGCCGTCGAACTTGTAGACCTCGTTGGTGTCGAGGTCCTGGGCCACAATGCAGTGGATCTTGGTGAGGTTACGGAGTAGGCCATCTGTCTCAATGTCGAAGGCCAGCCTCATTCGCCTGCCTCCTCTTCTTTGATCCATTTGAAGGCCTCTTCCCACCAAAGGGCGGGGAGTTGGTTGACACCTACACGGCGGCTGATCTCGACACCCTGGCCATCAGTGATGAGCACAGTGGGGAAGAGTGTCAGCTCGTAGGCAGCAACGAGGGCAGAGTGGTTCTCCTTCTGGAGGACCGCGATGTACTTGTGGAACTCAGGGTGATGAGCAAGTACCAGTTGCAGCCGTGCGTATGCGATCTCGCAGGGCTGGCATTCGGCCTTCTTGAAGAAGACCAACTTCCGTGGTTTAGAAGTCATCGTAGGTGATTGGCGTAGTGGAATCGGTTGAGCCAAAGTCAAGGGCCTCTTGGAGGCGTCCCGTCTCGGTTGAGAAGGAAAGCTCACCAGCGGGGCCTGTCTGCCCGTTGAAGCGGTTCTTTAGGACCACCAGCTGTGATCGGTTCTCACCGGCAGTGATGTTCCTCTGGAGGGCTACAACGAGGTCTGAGAGCTGGGCGATGCTGTGGCTCCCTCGGAGTTGGCCGAGTGAGACCTGGGCACCGTCCTCGTGTCCCTTGTCTTGGTGGGCACGGCGGAGGTGGCTGATCAGGACCATGCCGATCCCCGTCTCCTCAACGAAGGAGCGGAGCTTGGTCATCGTCACGTCGATCATCTTCCGCTCGTCATCGGTTGCATTCCCGGACAGCAGAATGGAGAGGTGGTCGAGGATGATCCATTGGACCCCATCGGCCTTCACCATGTATCGGATGTCGTTCAGAATCGAGTCTGGATCAACAGAACCGAAACCATCCCTAAGGAATACATGACCACTCCCAACAGAGCGATCAAATGCTGATCGAAACTCTTCAGTGGAGATTGACTCATTGTTTAGGTGTAAGGGTTTGTTTGCGACTACAGTCATGAGCCTGAGGCCCGTCCGCTTGATGGACTCCTCCAGAGCGATGTAACCAACGGTCTGACCTTGGTTGATCAGGTGTTGGCAGATCTCACCACAGAGTGTTGACTTACCCGTTCCAGATCCAGCCGTGATGGTGACAAGTTCTCCGAGTCGAAGACCACCAGTGACACGATTGAGATCAGCATAGGGATAGTCAGCATCCTTACCGTGAAGAGGAGTGCTAAGTAAGTCAAAGAGTGACTTTCCATCAATGATGGACTTGGGACTGTAGGGTTTCTTGTTCCAGATCGCCTGCATAATGGCGTCCGGATCCTGGGCCTGTAAGGCCTCTGAGGCGTCTTTGTAGCCTGCAATGGGGGCGAGGAATACACGATCAGGGGGGAACAGCTGAACACACTCTCGTGCAGCTTGATTACCAGCGTCGTCGTTGTCGAACATGAGAATAATCTCATCGAACCCCAGGAGGTACTCCAGGTTCTTCGACAGTGCTTTCTTTGCACCTTGAGCCCCGTTAGGGACTGACACAACTGGCCAGTTCTTACGAACTGAATAGACAGACAGGGCGTCGAACTCGCCTTCAGTGATGACGATGGCCTTGCCTGATCCCCACAGCTGCTGTCCGAACAGCTGAGTGTCTTCGTTCTTCCCTACCCAGCGGAACTCCTTGGACTTGGGGCGTTCCTTGTATCCAACAACCTGCCGCTCTTTGGAGTAGTAAGGAAAGCGAATGACCGGGCCGGGTGCGACCCTGACATTGAACTTCTTACATACCTCCTCAGAGATTCGGCGGTTCTGGATCCTGGTGAAGTCTCCTTCATAAGGGATCATGGGGTTGTGAGGTCGGTGTTCTGTAGTGTCCTCGGAACCAGGTTGCCAGTGGCCACAAGAGAAGCAGTAACCGTGGCCGTCAGTGTAAATACCGAAGGCATCAGAGCTAGGGCAGTTCGGGCACGGCTCGTGTCGGATAAACTCTGCTTCATCGGTCATACACGTCCTCGCATAGCTCGATGTACTCAGTGAGCACGTCGAGAATGTCGAAGAGGTCGAAGCCTTCGTCCTCAAGGTGAGAAACGAACTGGTCGACCTTGTTGATCAGGTTGTCTTTGGTCATTGGATCCAGTCGGGTGGAATGTCGGGATAAATGCACCAGGGGAACCCGTGCTTATCAGCCCAGGCCCCGTAGGTGGTCTTGCTGTTCTTCGACAGCGTGTTATTACGCTGGAAGACGAAACGAATGTCTAGATCTGGATGTTGTTGTTTCACAGCCAGCATCTTCCTCCTATCGGAGGGCTTAAAGAAGCCTTTGGCCTCGATAATCACCCCGTTAGGAAGGAAGAAGTCTGGTGTGTACTTTGACTCGGTGACGTATGGGTACTTGGAACATTCGTAGAGGTAAGGAATGTTCAGCTTTTCCAGATGCTTAGACAGTCGCTCCTCGAGTCCGGAGCGATACATCATCAGAAGTCGTAGCTGTCGCCTTCGGTCTCTTCAGTCTCAGCCTTGCGAACCGCAGGGGCGGACTGCTTGAAGCCTTCAGCAGCGCCAAAGATGCCTGCCACGTCCTCAACAGAGAGGTCGCCGGAATCCACAGCACCGTTGCCGGTAGCCAGCTCGATGATCTGTACGCCGAGCACTTTCAGACGGGTGCCGACCTTGTTACCGAAGACGTAGGGGCCCTGCTGAACGATCAGCCGGACCTTTGTGCCTTTGCGAACGTCCCTGAGGACAGCACGCTCGATGGGTTGGCCTTCAGTGTCAACGAAGACAGGCTCAGCACGACGGGTCTCACCGCCGTAGCTGTACTTGACAAGACCTTCGTCATCCCACTTGGGGAGGGCCACCTCAACCCGCTTGGGGTTGGGGGCTTTGGAGCGAGCCCACTCAAGAAGCTCCTCACGGTCTGATTCTGCCTGGGCCACTACATCAGCAGGAAAGGCGAAGCTGAAGGAGCGGTTATTGAACTTGCCAGAGTCCTCGTAGACATTGATAAAGCCGTCGAGGGTGGTGTTGAAGACGTAGCGGTTGCGGGTGTCTGCCATTTTTTTTTGTGAGTTGGTGTAGTGGTAGTGAGGGTGTTTTGGAAATCAGTAGCCTTCTCGGCAATGATTGAACTGGTTGCAGGTGTAGGTATTGCCTGCCTGGGTCCGGATACGGACTTCTCCTAGCCCGTTGTTTTCAGCAGTGAAACTGCCCACTTGTGGGTCGTAGCCCCGGCATGTGGTCTGGCCCCCATAGGAATTGCAGTCCAGGGGGTAAGAGTGAGCTGGGTTTGCGATGAATCCAAGAAGGGACACCGCCAAGGGGAGAACGATGAGTGCTTTCATGTGGTTGAGTGGCAGTGGGAGTGATCAGCGTTTGCCTTGGCCCCGGTAACGCTTGGAGCCATTAAATGAACCACGCTTCCTCCGGCCCTCCCCGATAGAGGTCCGCTTGTTGCGGTCTCCGAAGGTGTGACCATCGCGGTGCATGGTGGTCTTGTTGGTGGGTGACTTTGCAGCCATTGAGCTTTTCTCTCGTGGTGTGGATTAGGAGTTGGATGATCCCCTCAGAGATCAAACGTGCGCTGATAATCAAAGTCGCCATAGGCAACGAAGTAGGCGAACTTCTCGTCGTCGAGGTCGTCGATCTGCTCTTGCTTGAGCAGTTGCTCTTCCTCTTGTTGGCGAAAGTACTCAAGAACCTCGTTGCTGAGGGCCGTGGTGGTGTCGTACTCGTAGGTCATTAGATTCCGGTTGGTTGAGTGGGTGAGCAAGGCCAGCTAGATCGCCATTACAGCGGATCTAGTGGCCTCATCGGTAGCCTTGACGTAGCGCAGGGAGGTCTCGATGTTGGCGTGTCCCATCAGCGCCATGATCTGACGGGGGTGGGTGACCTCTCCCAGGAACGTGCCGAAGCTGTGCCTGAGGGAGTGCCAAACGTGATCCTCGTTAATGCCGCAGTACTTCCGAACCTTCTTGAACGCAGCGTAAAGCTGGTCTTTGTTGGCCCAGTCATCTCCAAAGAGGAGTTTCCTGTCCAAACGGTCGGTGACAATCGGTGCTACGAGATTGTGGATGGGGATGGCGCGGACGTTCTTGCCCTTGGTCTCTCGACCGGGCTTCCCGCCAACGAAGATCCGGGACAGGCCCAGGTCTACGTCCTCTGAGCGGAGCTTGAGAAGCTCGCCCTGCCTTACTCCCGTGTATGCGGCAAAGACAATGGCATCAGCCAGGTCCTTGCGGTCGAAGATATCGACGGCCACAAAGGCCATCTGTTGGACCTGCTCCTTGGTGAAGTAGGTCATCCGGTGTTCACCTTCCTTCAGGCGTTGGAACTGAGGCACAGCAACGTCGTGGAGCCCAGCCAGGCGCGTGAAGCGCATGACGGTGGTTCCCGCGCTGATGATCCGGTTGATGGTGCTGCTGTTCCTGCCCTCGTCTTGGAGGTCGGAGATCAGCTCCATCCACCAGCCAGCCTTGCCCATTCGGCTGAGTGGAAGTGAACGACCCGCGTATGTGGTGATGTGTCCGGCGTTGATCTGGTTGGTCTTAGCGGACGCCATACGGCGCCACTTGACCTTCCAGGTGTAGTCGAACGCCTCACCCCAGGTCTTGGTAGGTGTGGTCATGTTCCTTGAGATTGGTGAAGTGAAAGTGAAGCCCTAGTGGGCTCCGCTCTCGAACTCTACATCCCAGGAGAAGCACTCCTCGAGGAGGTCACCAAGGGTGGCCAGAGCCTTGGCCTCTCGGTAGCGGCCCTGCGCTACATACCATTGGATCCGTCCTACGAGTGTTTCGTTCTCGGGAGGGTGTGGAAGGTTGGCCATGTGGAATCAGCAGAAGAAGTAGGGTGAATCGAGGACCTCATCCATGTCGAGGTCGCCTTTGATCAGGCCTTCACGGACCTCGACGCCAACCTGCTTGGCCCAGTCCACCAGGGGCAGGCCCTTGTAGATCTCGGCATGATGCAGGCGGATGTCGTGGCCCATCTGGTCCATGTCGCAGGAGCGGCCCAACACACAGTCGTGGATGACTGTGAAGGGCTTGTCCCAATAGGCGAAGGTCAGATGAAGCAGCGAAGCGTCGAGGCTGTGTACCAGGTTTGGAGCAATCGCGCCGATGTGGTGTTTCACGTCTGGGTCACCCCACCCATCACCAACCATGACCTTGAGCACGGAGCCCATCAGCTTGGTCTTGATCTGGGTGGCGTTCGACTTCCGGAGGTCTTGAGTGACGTTGAACCCAGAGGGGGTGGTCCATTGGATCGTCTCCTTGGATTCGAGCAGGGTCTCGGCTGACTCTTGAAGCCATTTCATGACATCCACTGGACCAGCGAAGACCTCGGGAACTGCCTTCTTGTAGATCGCATCAACGATCTTCGGGAGGCGGCCCCTGATGGAGAGGTCGAACTTTTTCTCGATCAGCGCAGATCGGATGTAGTCCCGGGCGCTGGTGCGAGAGACCCCATAGGGGACGGTCATCACCGTGCGCTTCGTGACCTTGCGGTCGATGAAGGGATGCACGGTCTCGTCATCTATGTAGCGGATGGCGACCTCGGCCACTGTCCGATAGCCATCAGCAGGACGATCCTCAGCGCCACGAACTACGTTGACTTGCTCAGCCGCTGTGCGGTCGAGGGTCATCGAGGCGAGGTGCTGGAGGCCGCTACATGTGGCGTCAATCCCGATAGGAAGGCCGCTGGTTTGCTTAGTGCAAGCGATACAGCAGGCGTGATATTCGAGGCAGGCTGCCAAGAAGCACCAGGGCTCTCCTGCATCGGCCCATAGGCTGAGGTTGCCCAGAGGGTCCTCAGCGATGGCTGTGATCTGGTCCAGGTTGTCCCTGGTCCACTGCCTTCTGCTCTCGTGGCTGAGCTTGTCATGACCCGCCGTTGTGGCGACGTGCCAGGCCAGCCAGGGCTCACTCACAGGGCCCTCCTCAGCGAAGTAGATGAGGGATTTGTCAAAGTCCGTCCCCTGAGGGTTGAGGCCTGTGACTTGTGAGTAGACCCGTCCCCGGTAGTCGAATGACCAGGGGAGCCAGAAGGTCTCCTCTGAATACAGGTTCGCTACGAACAGGGTTTCAGTCGTGCGCCAGTTCTTCTGCTCGAGCTGGGCGTTGTGGTCCTCGATACGGCGGCGGTCGCGCTTGTAGCGGTTCACCGTCTCCTCATCTGCATCCTCGGGGATGGCAGGAGGTGGGTCGAGGTGCTCCATGCGGACCATTGAGCCCACACTGTGGAAGCGGTCGAAGAGGGTGTTAGCTGTTGCCAGAACTGCTGGGTTGAGGCGGTAGCTAACCCGCTGGAGGTTGTTAAGAAAGGAGATCGGGATGTCTCCCTGCTTACATGGGCCAGATGCGCCAGCCTTGCGGACCATTGGCCCCATCTGACGGATGTCCTCTGTTAGGTAACCACCTCGCTCCTCGTTGCTCCAATCGTTTGGAGGGCAGAGCATGGGCCACATGCAGTAGGCCAGCCGTAGGGCCTGCTCCATGATCGAGTCCCGGATGCCGAGAAACTCCCGGCTGTAGTGGAGGACGGTCGACCGCTTGCGGGTGCTGTGCTGCACCATCTCTTTGACAATCCAACCCGTGGCGCTCATCATGCCATCGAGGCACCAGGCCCCGACCTTGTGACGGGTCGTGCGTCCCCAGGGCTGCCACTCGAGGCCCGCCTTGTTAAAGCGGAGCCTAAACACCGTCGCCTTTTGTTGGGTGCCGGTGGAGCTGTGGAAGCCGTTGGCCACTTTGCGGTAAAGGTCGGGATCTACCTTCCGATACCAGCTGAGGCGCAGCTCAGTCTCAACGGCTGAACCAATGGCAATAGTCAGGTCGTTGACACTGGGGAACCTCTCCTGCCCCAACACATCCAGGGCCACCTTCATGGTCAACAGGGCCAGGATCTCTGGGTCTGCTGCTTTGAGGTGGGTGTGGATCAGGCCGTAGTCCTCACCAGTCCCCCCCTTGAAGATGTGGCGGAGTCGCTGCTTGAGGTGCTGCGCTACGAGATTGAGGTTGGTCTTAAGGAGCTTCTGCCCGTAGACCGTGCTGGAGGCATAGGCCCTCTCGTGGGCCTTGCGGGTGCTGTTCTGGAGGCGCCTCCGTGCCTCCTCACCCTGTTCCAACTCGCGCCGGAGCTGCCGTGCTACGAGATTGAGGTTGTTCATAGGCATTCTCAGTGATGGGTGGTACAGGCGTACTAGGTGGTACAGGCGTACTTGTGGAAAACCTCCTGAGTGATACAGGCGTACTCCTCAGACCTGATCAGCAGAAGGAGTCGACCAGATCGGCCACCTCCTCGTCAGTGAGGCCCAGGTCGTTGAGGCGGGTGTGGAGGAGGGCCAGCTCATCGAGAAGCTCGAGGGCCTCTTCGGTGGCTGAGTCGTGGTCCTCCAGCTCCTGGATGCAGGAGACCATCCCGAGGGCGGTGTTCAGAACCTGGTCGTTGCGTTGAAATCCCATTGGTTTGATTGCGGTTGGTTGAGTGGTAGTGATCAGACCCGGCAGTAGGCCCGGATCAGGTATGTCACGTCCTCGGCTGTTAGGTCAGCTCCGAGGACACGGGCCTCACCCTCTGTGGGCCACTTCGCGGGGTCGTAGGCCAGGATTGGCCAGCCCCGGTCCTGAGCAAGGCCCACATGGTGGCTGACAAGCTCAGGGAGGATTGGGCCTCCCTTGCAGACCTGGGCCACATGGACTGCTTCATGGCGGATCACCTCCTTGAAGGTCTCCTCGTCTTTGACGTTCTGAATGCAGAGAACAAAGGCGCGATCCTCTACAACTAGGAAGCCCAGCATTTCGGGCTTCTCGTCGCATAGGTCGGCCTTGGTGTAGATGGAGTAGCCCACCCGGGCGACGGTGGAGATCAGCTCTTTGTGAGCTTCAACGCTGTTGGGCCGCTGTGCAAGGACAGGTAGGGCGACACAAGAAAGGCCAACAGCGGCGGCTGTGAGCCCTTTGAGGAGGTTCTTCATTTGTCTAGGTGGGATTGGGTGGGTAGGTGGTTTAGCGGTGCTGGAGCTTCGTAGAGGCGAGACCTTCGAGCTGGTTGAGGCTCACCTCTCGTGATTGGGCTTCTTGAATGATGGGGCCCATATCAGGCCACATCGGGTGGTTCATAAAGAACACATAGAGGGCGGCCAGCTGCTCGTCTGAGTAACGGGCCAGCTCCTCTGCGGTGGGTGGTTTGATCATGGTTTGATTGGTGGTGTGGAAGGGTCACCAGTCACCAACCGGGAGGACCTGTTTGATCTGTGCAAGGTCAGGGCCCACCAGTTCGGTGGTGGTGGTGATGGCATGGCGCACATCACGGGCCAACACCTCGAGGCTTTTCTTGAAGCCCTTGCGGGTGGCGTAGGTGATTGCGTAGGTGCGGATGGTCATCAGCGGCCCCGTTGGTTGTGGGGGCGGCCAGCTGCCCGGTCCAGCTTGTCGATGGCTTCGGCCATCATCAGGATCTGATGGGCTTGCTCACGGGTACGGCAATCGTTGGCTTGGCGCATGAGGTCCAGATACAGGGCGCGTTCCATTAGGTGTGCCTCCGTGGGTGTGATGGTTCTGGGTAGATGCTGTTCAGCAGCTCGCTAGCTGCTAGGTGGCGACCTTCATTGAGTAGGTCCCGAATGCGATCCAGCACCTCTCTCTTTTGCTGTTTGTTCATGGCCTAGTCCTCGGTGATCAGGTAGTAGATCTCATCAGCGCGGCGGCTGATCTCTGCCTGCATGAGGGCCTGTGCTCTCGTGGTGCCGGGCATCAATGGCACCCGGCGCCTGGTTGGTTGGTAGATGATGGTCATATGCGTTAGTGGTAGTGAACGACTCGGCCCATAGAGGGCCAGACCACTTGGCCAGATTCGATCCGGCACCGTCACGGTTGGTCAAGTGGCATTGATCAGGCGACACCGTGGAGGCGGCGCCATACGACCCAGGTGATCGCCTGCATGGCAGCAGGGGCGATGCCCTCCTCGTTGGCTGCTTCGATGTAGTCCGCTTTGATCTGGCGGCGGAGCTTGACACCAATGGCGGGCACATCAGCAAGGCCCGTGCGGTGTGCGTTCCAGATGCAGAAGGCGTGACCGTCGATGCAGACCTCGTTATCAGCGCCGATGATGCAGGAGAAGAACTCCTGGAGCTTCGGGCCAGACAGGATCTGGCAGACCTCATCAGCCTTGATGGGATTGGCCTCGAGGATGGTCAGGGCCTTGCGCTTGTTGCTGGTGAAGGTGCATACCTTGACGGTTGCAGCAGAGGCAGGATCAGCCTTGAAGGCAGCGATCAGGTTCTCTGCATCCAGCACGTTGCGATCCCACTTGTTGCGGGGTGATAGGGCAGCGATCACACCAGCAGCAGTGAACAGGCTCACCCGGTAGGTGGCTGCTAGCTGTTGGGCAATCTGTAGGGCCCGTGGGTACCAGGCCTTACCGTCGATCACCTCTGCGATGGTGGCCAGCTTGTAGGTGGCAAGGATTGCGGTGACGTTGGTGTTCATGGTTGAACGGGTGTGTGGTGTGGATGGCCTCGTAATGGGCCAGACCACCTAGAGGGATTCGATCCCTCACCTCACGGCTTGGTAGGTGGCGGAGTGGGATTGATCAGACAGCTGGGAAGCAGTGGGTCACCTTGCGGATCCGGTAGCCCAGCGTTTGGAGATCAGCTACGGCCTGAACGGCAGAGGTGCTGATCACGGGCAGGGTGCTCTCGTGGCCATCGAGGGCCTTGAAGGTGATGTGGTAGGTTCTCATCGCTTTGCCGAGTGTAAGTTAACAGTGAATTGATTCAGCGGGCTGCTTGGACCTGCTTGATCTGGGCTTCAACCTTGGCCAGGTGGGCCAGGGCTGCGGTGCTGACAGGCTGGCCAGCAGCGAGGCGGGCAGCGGTGACAGCGGCGGAGAATTGGGTGTTGTGCACGGTGGTTGCTCTCGTGGTGGTGGGTGGTTGGCTGAATGGGATCAGCCAGACCAGCAGAGGGGAGTCGATCCCCCACCATCTCGGCGGGCTGCTGGTGTTGTGGTGGTTAAAGGGCGGCCAGGTACTCGGCCACCTGGTCATTGTTGGTGATGTAGTCCTCTACGTCCTCGAGGTCGTAGAACAGGTCACCGTCCTGGTCACCACATCCGTCGAGGAGGGCCCAGCCTTGCTCGCCGTCCTCGTCGGTGACGGGGCGGAGGTCGTAGCCAGTGCACTCGATGAGGGCGGTGCGGAGTTGGGTGTAGGTCATGGCTGACTCCTTGTTGATTGGGATTGGGTTGGCCTCTCGTGGGCCAGACCACCTAGAGGGATTCGATCCCCCACCGTCTCGGCTGTGTAGGTGGTGTGTTCCGCTCCTCAGCGGTAAAGGTTGCAGGTCCAGGTGTCACCCACCTCAAGCTCAATGTCTCCCGTGGCTGCTAGGCCAGCGAGCATGGGCTGATGCTTGTAGGTGTAAAGACCAATACCGGGCTTGGCCCACTGACGCAGAATTGCGTTCAGTCGGCTGAAGGTCGTGCGGCTGAAGTGATCGCGGCTGCCAAAGCAGAGCTTGATCACCTGGCCTCCGATGATCTCGGCAATCAGGTTGCCGTAAAGGTAGACACTCATGACGACAGGGCCGGTGGTGGCCATGCAGTTACGGCACACCATTGTGTTGTCCTTCTGCCACTCCTTGCCGTTGGCGATGGCGGCGATCATCTCGGTCTCGATCTTGCGGGTCATGGCTTTAAGGGGGCCTCCCTCAGTAGGAGGCAATGCCACCTAGAAGGATTCGATCCTTCACCTCTCGGTTGGGTAGGTGGTGTGTTCTAGGCCCCTCTGTGTTGGGCGGAACCCGGTTGCCTCTCGCTTCAGGCGGGGGAGGTAGAGGAGAGGCTGTCATGTCCTCTCTTGCCTTGTGATCACAGTATGGGTCCCTGGTTGGCTGAGTACAACTGGTTTTCCTTAAAGAAAGCTGAGAGATTGGCTGAGTGTTGGGTGAGAGCCAGTGAGGGCCCTTTGCTCTCGTGATCCTCCCTAGATGAGGAGGAGGGCCAGGACCAGCAGCTCACCAGGTAGACCGTGATGGGCAACAAAGGCAGCCAGCCCAGCAGCTACGACCCAGCGCAGGGTCACCCTGTACCTATTGACCCCACGCTTCTCCATCACCCAGGCCCAGGCAGCGTTGAAGGTCTGGTGTCCGGTGCTGATCACCTCTCCCTGTTCGTTGGTGATGCTGTAGACGGGCCTCATGAGTGGATATGCCTAGCCTTGCCAGGTTAGCTGCACAGGTCTGACCGAGACGATCTCTGTACCCTCTCCTGCTATCCCCAGCCATGACCTCGAGGCGTTGGTTGCATCCTTGCCTCGCCATAGCACCTGCTTCTCACCCTCGAAGCGTGGATTGCTGTAGTAGATCTCATAAACCGTGCGTGTCTTAGGTTTCATCATCATCGCAATCCAGCCAGTTAATGAGGCTAACCTCTTTGCGGGCTTCATCGTCAATAATCCATTCCTTTTCAATTGCATCAACAATCTCTAGGACTTCTTGTTGTTCAGGTTCTAGATCGTCGTAGTCAGATCCGTCAGGCACTGTGTCCATTAGGTCAGACATTCGCTGCCAGAGTGTTGTTGTGGATCGGTAGATTAGATCCCGGTAGATGTTCTCTTTGTTCTTCTTCTTCTTGCCCATTGTTGATACCTACTGTGTGATGTGGTTTGTGTTGGTTATGGCTGCCCTTGCCTCTCGTGGTGCACCTGGGCTGGCCTGGTCTGTCGTATCAGCTGGTCGTGTGTGATCATGATCCGTATCAGCTGTGCTGTCTGATCAGCTATATGATTGAAGTCGGACAGATGGGCAGAGAAGTACAAGTGAACTAGCAGCAGCTGGCGCTGGCCTGGTCACCCTGACCCTGCCCTCACCCTGCTCATCAGATCTAGAGACTAATGAGATCCCTGGCCCTGACTGGGTTCTCAGGTCCGCTGGCCTGGCCGGGAGAGGTTTCGGGAGGGGGTGGCACCTGGTTTTCAGCCGGAGGCCCCCCCCATAGGGGGGGAGCGCCCGCTGCGCGTCCCGCGTATCCGATCTCAGAGATTTATGCCAAAAATACTCCGATGGAACTTCCCTGCTCAATCTGCGGGACAATGATCCCCATCCCAGACCGATACAAGCGGGCAAAGAAGGCAACATGCCCCCCAATGCTTCAAAGCTCCCGGTCCTTATACGGAGGATGCTCACGATAGGCCCCTACAAGGTCCTTCAAGGCTTTCCTAAGTGCAAGCAGGATAGAGTGGTTACCTGCGGCCTCAGCAGCCCTTATAGCCGCTTCTAGGCGGCTCTTACGGTCAGCGTCGTACATTAGACAATCATGCGAGTGTTCTTAGTGGGATCGTCCTCCTCCTCCATAGCTTCGGAAGCGAATGACGTATCTTTGCGGGGTTGAACTTCAGGGGAAGACCCAGCACCTAGCATCTCTACAGCCCAATCCTTTAAGGCCTGGCCAGTAGCTGTGAACTTTGCACAGCCCAGCACTCTCCTCAGCTCGATGGGATCATCGAAGAAGCGGGAAGAGTTTTTATAGAGACATACGAAGTGCTTGTACTTCTTGTGATATTCAACGTATAGCCCTCCCCCATTACCAGGGAAGGTAGTAACCATAGCCATAATAACAATGGTGGTGGATAGTATAAGTAGGATTGATATTGCGGGTACTTCGTACCCCTTTCAATAGAACTTCAGCGGGTTAATACATGTAGACGTGTTATGGAATCGGTTGTGAGGATGGTTGTCTTTGTGGTCTTTGTGTCATCCCATTCAACCTCTTCCAGCTCTGGGACGAGCCCGGTCCACCCAAGGGGGTGTCCTCGTGCTGTCTACGAGCACCAGCTTGGGTGGTCATAGTAGTAAGTATGTACGGTGTTGCATCTGTGTTTTGAGGGACAAGCTGTCAACCCTCAGGTGTCTCAACCCGGTATGCTCCTGATTGTCTTTGGTCTTTGTGGTCTTTGGGAAAAGAAGACCCCCGGAACTACCAGGGGGTCATTCTCACCGCATATCCACACAGGGAGGCACCACTCTCCCTGCTTACATGGGCCAGATGGCTAAGTCCAGTCCCAGACACGCTTTTGACTAGGTTGGAGGGACTTGAAGGAACGACCCAGAACAAGGGCATCTGTAGCTTGGTGGGGGTCATTCTCAAAGGCTTGGATCATGGCCATCCACTCTTCATTCTTCCTAAGGGCTTGGGCCTTATGGGCAGATAGAGCGAGGGCATCAGTGAACCATTGGACACCTTGGGCTAGGGCGTCAACACGGTCATCGTGTTTGACAGCACCCTTCTCTCTGCACATACGGGACATCTGGTATCCCAGCATGTATTCAAGACGCTTCTCAGGGGGGAGCATCAGGGTTAGAGCTGTAGTCATATTCCCAGACCTTAGGGTCAATGATCAGCTTGTGCTGGTTCATGACAGGTTCTAGGGTTTCGATAATCCTTTCTTCCTTACGGACGGTTGCCCTTACTTCTTCGGTTGTGAAGGCAGCACCCATCTGTTGGATGTGTCTCTTGAAGAGTTCGCAGACCATACCATCTCCGAAGTTTGATTCGACGAGGAGGCGGGAGGCCTGGTACTTCTTGCCGAGTCTAACAATATCGGATAGCGTACTATCTGAATAGCCGTCACGATAGGCACGGAGATCACGAACAAAGATGTAACCATTCGCCTGGGAAAGGACAACAGCAACTGTCTCGTCTGTTCCTCGTCCAGAAGGATCGACGCTAACAATGGTCTCAGCATATTCACACATCCCTTCGTCGATGTACATGGGACCGTAGAAGCGGTCACCGGGTAGTCCTACAGGGTTGAGGACTTTAATCATGTAGCGGGGGTCAGCCGACCAGGCATACCGCTCAGCACATTCATTACCGAGGGAGGTAACGATAAGGTCTTGGAACTTGAGGGGGAACTTCTCAGCATCAGACAGGCTGGTATCCAGCATGAACTGAAGCATGAAGTTAGACCGGCCCATAGCCGCCTCACGTTCAATGAGGTCTAGATCAGAGAATCGACTATCGGTGGGTGTCCAAGCCTCCACTCCCTTCTCGATGTCTGCAACCAGCTGGGGCGCGAGGAGGCCCTCATATTTGGATAGGTCCTTGGGATAACGTGCTGGCCAAACGAAGGGGCGGTAGGAGCGTTCTGCGAGCTTACGGTAGATCGTAAATGTAGACTGGGGTGTGCCGAGGAATAGAATCCGAGAGTCGTTATCCGGTGTGAGGATTGACTCTGCCTCGGTAACCAGTTGGAGGAGCTTTTCACGTTGGAGGTCAGTAGCAGAGTTCAGGGGGACTTCAACGTCATCGAAGATCATCAAATGGGCACGGGAACCAGTCATCTGTCCTGTGATGCCCACAGACTTGACAGAGGGTGCCTGGTGGGGCTTGGCGGGCCCTACGTCGAAGGAGATCCGCGACCACCGCTGATCGTCTGACTTGGGGCCGAGATGATTCAGCCAGCTGATGTCTAGGATTAGTTTTTGACAGAAAATGGAGAAGTTGTCGGCGCGTTCCTTCGAGGCCGAGATCACCATGATCTTCTTGTCCGGGTCGTTGAAGAGGACCCACAGGACGAATGCTGCTGTGATCCATGATTTACCTACTCCTCGGAAAGCAGAGATCTGTAGTCGCTTTGGACCGTGTTGGAGATAGTCAGCAATACAGAGCTGGGCGCGAGTAGGTTTAGGGAGGTCTAACTCACGCCACACCAATGTCAGGAATACTTTGAAGTCATCCTTTAGCTTCTTCTCCAGTTCCTGTACGTTCATAACTAGCGGTTAGGGACATTATCGGTAGACCTTCCACTTCAGATTCTTCTTCGTGGTAAGTCGGAGGGGTGAGGGTTGTCTTAGGTCCAACCTCATCCCAGTAGTTGCTTATAGAAGCCTCTACAGCGGCCTTTGCCTTGGCGTCTATCCATCTGGTCTCAAGACCATAAAGAAAGGCCTTACAGAGCCATGCAAGGGCCTTAGGGAGCGATTTATCAATCTTCCTTGCCAGCTCTTTGAACTCTTCGAGCCGGAACTTTATTTCATAGCCCACGGGTTGGCTCCTGTATTGGGATTTAGATTGAGGATGTTCTGTACGAACTGACGGGGTGTAGTTTCAGGCTGGAACACGGTGGAGCCAGGCTGAGATAGGTTTACGTTCTTGTAGATGTTGAAGACCTGGTTAGCAGCATCCATACGCTTGTCTGTGTGGGGCACAGAGGGGCGGAAGTAGCCCTTACCTGAGGCAGCAGAACCTGTGTAGTACTGGGCGTATTGGCCGGGGGTTCCAGACTTTGGGGCCCGCTCAAACACACGGGTCCAGCCAATCAGTGATTTACCACCCACCAGCCTGTCCAGCTTGCCCGCATACTCATCAACGAAGTGACGAAGTTGGAACTGTGGGGAGTTAGGGTCTACACCTTTCTTGACGGCTTCAGCCCGCTTGATCTCATAGGCTGTACGACGACCAGGGCGGGCACCATCGGTGTATTGGGACAATCCACGTCCAGCAGCTGCACCCTTCTCGATCACATCAAGGTTCTCTAGCTTTGGATTCCCGGTCTCGACAATCCATGAGCCGACCAGACCAGAAGCCTGTTCTTTAGTCATCTTGGGGATTCGTCCCCCGGACATCTTTGTAATTGTGTCGGAAGTAAGAACCGACATAAAGTAATCCAGGTTTGCAGCCCTGGAAACACGGAAGTTTCCCATAAGTAAAAAGGCCCCCGAAGGGGCCCATAGAGTTGTTTAGGTATAAAGCGATTCAAGGAGAATCACCAAGGCACCCCAGCAGCTTTGGTAGGACTAGTTGCCTTCGAGGGCGTTGACTTTTGCTTCCAACACTTCGATCCGCTCCATTGCTTCCTGCAGCGCAGCCGTCAGCAAAGGCACCAGCTTGGACTGGTCTATGCCTTGGTAGACGGGATTGCCGTCAGCATCCACTTCATCCTTGGCGCCAGTGACGCACTCAGGTACAACGGCTTGTGCTTCGTGAGCGATGAAGCCGTCAACCGTGGTGTCGGGATCCGCGATGAAGTTGAAGCGCCGTACGGGCAACTGCTTTAGGCGGTCAACAGCGCCAGTTAGGGGGACAACGTTTTCCTTCAGGCGGTAGTCGGAGGAGGTGTTGTAGGCGGTGGCAGATGTTGTAACGCTAATTGAGCCAACAGTTACATTGCTTCGCCTTAATACAGCAGCAATTCCGTCACTTCCCTGCCTGTTGATTGTTATAGCTTCCGCTGTCCGAGTAAATACGCCACCAGTCGAAGATAATTCACATCCATTGACAGTGAAATTGCTAGATGTTTTACCAATAAGCACAGTTCCACTGCTATCAATCCTCATCCGCTCCGTCGGGCTGCTTGCTCCGTCGGCAGTAGTGGAGAACACTAGGCGGCCTGGGTAGTCATTAGTACCAGTGGTTCCATCAGATGACGACTCAATACTTGCGTAACCATTATTGGAAGAATCCGTAAAGTAAATACCGCCAATACCTTGATTAGAAATAGTAGGGACTGACCCACGCTGAATATTGATGCGGCCACTATCAGTGCTACTACCAACGCGGCCTTGAACTAAAAAGTGTGCAGATTCAGCAACAACATAACCACCGCTAGCAATCGAAGACGTGCCAACTAAGAGCCTGCCGGAGCTGTCGATAGACAACCGCCCCTGCCCATTAGTCGAGATGGCTACGTTATTGGGGTCAATAGTAATACCATCACCATTCATAATGGTGCGCTTCTTATTAGGCCCCGAGACGATCTGGTTGGTATCAGTATCAATTACAATTTCACGGGAAGAGACAGTGGTAGCTGCATCATTAACGTCAGCCGTTGAGCCACCACGGAATAAAAGAGTTTCTGCCATGTTGATTAATTAAGTGGGTTAAGATCAATAATTGTGGGAGACCCTCCGTCTTCCCGCAGGTCATAAAGTGCTGTAGGTATTGTGGTCACAGCAGGACCAAGGTCATGGGGAAACGTAACTGCTGAGAACTCAGAGGAGGCGTTGGCGGGCGAGTACCGCTCAGAATCAATGGAAACGTGGCCATACACGCCATAGATACGACCATTAAGGGCACGTCGCACAGCCCTATGATCAAAGTTCTTCAGATAGTTCACCCTTGGGAAGATAGTTGTATCTACCGAGGGAGTAAATGTTGTCATAAGTAAGGCTTGAGAGCATTTGCTAATTGTTCGAGGCTCATATGTGCCCACGGTGAAGGAGCGCCTCGTAGGTCACCTGTGGAGAAGCCGAGACCATCGTCAGAGTAGAAAGTAACTACGCCGGTCTCATAGTCGTATTCACCACGGGTCCACCCACAACCATCTTCACCGTTAGTCCCTGTGAAGCCTCGGGGTCCTTGCTTGCCTGGTTTCCCGTCAACACCATCACGACCATCTACGCCATCCTTTCCGTCCTTTCCGTCCTTACCATCAACTCCGTTTCTTCCAGGAGCACCGTCACGGCCATCTACACCATCCTTACCAGGTCTACCTTGAATACCAGGGGGTCCAGCAGGTCCAATGGGGCCGGGTAAGCCATCCTTACCATCCCTACCAGGTAATCCCATAGGGCCAGGAACTCCTTGAGGACCTCTAGGCCCAGCTGTGCCTTTACCAGCCTTCAGCTGTTTCCAATCACCTGGACGGGCTTGGATGTATGTGTAGCCCGTGTTAATCACATAGGCAAGTGCGCCGGTCTTGGCGTCAAGTTCATAGAGATGTTCAAGTGTGGGGAAGTCACCGAGGAACTCAGAGGCGTGGAACTGGAAGGGGTTCTCACGCTGTTTAACGTGATAGATTTCCATAGTAGAGGGGTGAGGATATGGAGAAGGCCCCCGAAGGGGCCAATAGATTTCAGAGGATGCCGGGGATGATCTGACCAGTCACCAGATACGCACCCAGGGCAGCAATAATGCCGAGCATTGCAGCACGGCCATTAACGATTTCAGCAATACGAAGTTGCTGTTTGAGTTCTTTATCTTCCATGATTATTTAAGCACAGAAGTGGCCAGGCCAATCCGACGAGTATCAACCTTCCGGTACTCATCCCACTTCTTACGAAGCTCAAGGATGGCACCGTTCACAGTTACGTCCACAGCCAAGTCAACAGCGTTGGCGTAGACCACCACGTTACCAAAGGAGGTATCGAATGGGCGGACACGGGGAGCGCAGCGGACGCTGCTCAGGGCCGTGCCATAGAGTTTTTGTCCAATGAGATGTAGCAGGTCGTTGACATTGATGTCACCGGAAACAGCACCAGCGGCTTTAACCACCTCGTTGCCGTTCACCTTGGTGTCACGGATCTTGGGATCTGTGCTGTGAGAGGCCACAGAAGGCCGTGTGTAGTATTGAAGCTGTTCAGGATAGTTGCACATTGTTTTAAGCAATCATTAGTTGAAAGTCAGCCAGGTCCATCGACCCCTTAGCGTGGTTACAGGACCGACATGCAGTAACGCAGTTGGTATCAGTGGTGGGACCACCCTTGGACCTGGGGCGGATATGATCAATGGTTAGATTGTCAGTGCTACCGCAGTAAACACACTGGTAGCCATCCCGAGCCTTGATTTGTTCTCTCCACATACGCTTAGCGTCAGAGGCGCGGAAGCAGAGGAGGTCGTGCATGAGGCTTCGGGGAGATTCCATTGGCTCATTTAGCTAGTGGGATGTTTACTTCTTTGTGGAGCGTCCGTTCTTACCGTTACGCCCTCTATTCTTGGTACGGTTCTCTTTGACCATACGACCAGATTTTGTGTGGCTCATATCCGGGCCACCCTTACCAGCAATACCAGCCTTCTTACGGGCTGCCCAACGCTCAGCAGAGTCGCTGTTGTGCTGACGCTTCTTAGCGGTATTGCCTGCCTTTGAACCGTAATTCTTCTTGGAGTACTCACGGTCATAGGCCCTCTTCTTGGCCGCTGAGCTAGGGTTCTTCTTGTAGGACCTAGAGGAGGCAGACTTGCCCCTATGGCCCGTTCGTTGTGTGGCCATAATCAGATGTAGCGTTGTACTTCTTCAAACTCGAGTTCAGGGATCAGACCAGCGAGACCAGCCAGGGGGCTACCCTCCACAGGAACGCCGGTAATATCATTGGCCTTCAGCCAGTCAGAGGCAGCCCGAAGGTCTGCGGTGCTGGCTTCGCCGGACTTGATCCGTGCAATCAGTTCAGTTGTTAGAAGGGAATGAAGCTCATCAAATAGCTCCTCACTGGCTCGCTTAGCCATATCACTTGTCTCCGAGTTCACGCAGGGTTTGCACAAGAAGGTCAGCAGCCTTCTTGATTTCTTCCACCTTCTCGTCTTCCTTGCGGGTAGGCCTGAGGGTGTCGATGAGGCTCTTGAGCAGAGCAGCGATAGAGTTCTCTTTAAGCTTGGACTCACCGATCACCTCAGAGGCGATGAAGGCGGCAATGAAAGCGACAGCTTCGTAGCTGAACTTAACACCGAGGATTTCAATCATGGTAATACTTGTCCTTAATGCGTTGGATTTCTACTTTATTTTCTGAGACATGGGCGTCTAACTTCTCTTCCATGCGGTGGAGAGTGTCCCACAATCTCACGAATTGGTTTGACGTGTCAGTCTTACTGACGTACTGTTCTGAGATCTTAAGCTCTAGACGATCAACCTTCGCACCCGTTGTGTCGATCTTTCTTTGTTGCAGGGTGTAGCTCCCAGCAATAGCCGTTAGGATGATGGCTATAAGATATTCGGGCATTCTTTTTTTTTTGCTAGTGAGCAGATGGTGATCAGTGGGGACACTGACAGGCTTTATATTTAGTAAGCCTGACTTCGTACCGTTTGCGGTTTAACGGTTTAGTGGATATGGCGGCGGCAGATTTCGTATTTTGCTTTTCTGTCGGCATAGCCATTCCATCCACCATTGATACGGCGACAGACAGCATCAAAGCCTTGAGTCTTAGCAACATTCAGGAGACCGTTCTCCTGGATCCATGTCTTGGCTGACATGAATGGATAGGTGGTGGATACATACTCAACACCTTCCATGACCCTAGGATCACCTAGGGCCTTGGCCAGCCTCGAGTAGTTCCACCTTCCAGTCAGCTGTAGTACACCTGCACCCTTGAAGCGAGGGCCATCTCCTTTCTGGGTGTTTCCAAGATCTTTGCGTCCCTCATAAGCCCAGCCATTGGCAATCTCCTTCATGTACTTCATGTTGGCAGTCTCATGAAGGATGTTGGCCATCAGCATCCGGGCGGCCTCGATGTCTTGATCGAAGCCGGTCTCCCGGAAGAGGCGATTACAGTCGGCAACTTCCTGATCTGTAAATAGCTCGGGCTTCCAACCTGTCAGCTTGTAGAACACCTGCTTGGTGAATAAGGCCCTCTGAGGGGCCTCTACGGGCTCTGGATCCGCCCTATGGGCGGCCAAGAACTCATCCACCACAACCTTGGGAAGACGCGCTTCTAGCGCCTCCCAGGCCGCTTTCTGGTGAGGAAGCTGTTTATACCACTTAGCGGCTTCATGTAGCGTGCTCATAGTTTGTCTAGTCCGTGTTCTTTACACTTAGCGCGGAGAGTATCTACGCAAGGGCAGGCATCAAGATCAACCTGCACTGCGTCGTACTTAGAGCGGATCTTTGCCCGCTCGGATTCAGCAGCCTCTGCCTGGCCGGGGATGGCCTTAGCGATAGTCTCATCATGAGGCTTGAACTCTTCGGCCCTTTTCTCCCGGCGCTTGTTGTGAGCAACAGCCTTGGCCTTGTCATAGTCCTCCTCAATCTTGTTGCTTTTGTAGCTCCAAGCATTGCGGAACAGACGATCTTTAGGCAACTCAGCCTTAGAAATTACAGTGTAGGGGATGCCCTTGTCTCCTAGCTCACGCTGGAAAAGCTCATCGGGATCCGTCTCACCTGTTGGCATGAGTACAGAGGCAACACCCTCATAACCAGACGCTGGATTGATGCACTCAAAGACAGCGACCCTATCTGTAGGATACGGATGTGTTTCGTTAGTCATCGTACAACTATAATGTTTGCAATAACGGGGTCTTTCAAAGGACCATTAGCCTTCTTAAAGTGGAAGTCAGCACCAGTATTGTCGTACCTGAATACAGTACGCCAATCATCATCAGGAGCAGCAATACCAAATGTCCAGGCAGCAGTTGCATTATTCGGAGACACTGAAGTACCAACAATGCTATAGTTAGAATCAGGCATACTGGTTGCAAAGATGACACCTGAACGGCCTTCGTAGTCATCACGGATGCCTGAGATGTTTCCAGATCCTGCGATGGTCTGATTAGCGAAGTCCCAACGACACCAAGCACGGACACCATAGGCTTTAGCGATAGAGCCATATCCGCTGTTGAACTGGAGCATTGCGCTGGCGCCCAAGCGCAGCAGCTCAATACTATCTTTGTTGTTGAAGACGTAGAACGATCCAGCACCAACGCTGGCAATATCAACACCAACCTCAACCAGATTAACGCCATTCTTCTGGAATTGGAGCCACTGCTTAGCATCAGCACTACCACCAACCCTATTCAGAGCTAGGGGAATGGCCTGGTTGTCAGTTGTTGTGATGATCTGACGACCATCAGCCCCCCAGTTTATGCCACCAGTAGATAGCTTGCTTGGGGTGATGGAGCCATTAGAGATCCCAGTGATGTAGCCAGCATTGTTATTCAACCGTGTGATCTGATCACCACTCCTAACGAGGTTGCCAGTGTCAGAGAGTTGGGTTGAAGCTGTTACAAGGGTTGGCTTGCCAGTCAGGTTGGCGTAGGACAAGTAGTAGGCACCTGTCTGACCAGCGAGGAACTGGGAGTCCAGGCCGGAGGTAGCACCATCGACAGTCTTGAGCAGGGTGAGGATTTCAGAAGCTGTCTGATCACCAGTAGCTCCGGCCTCAATGCCATCAAGTTTGGTACCATCAGCAGACACATCACGGCCATCAACCGTGCCGGTAAGTGTGATGTTCCCAGTGAACGAGGAGTTACCACTTACTGTAATGCCATCGCAGGTGATAGGAGCAGACACATCGAGGCCTGAGGCACTCAACGTAGCCCCAGCAGCACCACCCATGACGAAGCTGATGTCACTGGCTGTGGCGTTGATACCCTTACCAGCACCAAAGTTCAGGGAAGGCAGGGCCAGGGTGCCATTAACGAACTGCTGTTGAGCCGTAAAGGGAACACTTCCATCGCGCTTAATTAGCTCAAGAGCGGCAGTAGGGTTCACATAGCGTCTGTCAGGATCGTTAGGCGAATAGTTCTGATACTCCCAGGTGTTCGTCTTGTAAACCAAGCGAACATTCAGGCCAGGGTCACCCACAAAGCCAGCAGGGAGGCCAGTCAGGGGTGTAAAGCTCTCGATTCCAGTGGAATCAATCACCTCAACAGCGTCATTATTGGATGGGGATCCGGGGATCGCAGCAACATTGACTACGGTGTTATACAGCAGGGTGTTAGCCACAGAGTCAATAGCTGACTGAGCCTTAGAGTTTGCACTATTGGCTGTGGTCAGGGCAGTGTTTGCCGTGCTAAGGGCCGTGGTGGCGTTGGTGTCAGCTGTATTGGCCGTGCTCAGGGCTGTAGAAGCGTCTGAGGCGGCTGCGTTGGCCGTGTTGTTAGCAGCAGTAGCTGTTGCAGAGGCCGTAGCAGCGTTCGCAGCAGCAGCAGTAGCCGCAGTCTCAGCTGTCGAAGCATCACTGGCTGCTTGAATAGCCGCAGCAGAGGCTACAGAGGCGTTGTTGTTAGCCGTCGTTGCCTGGGCAACAGCATTAGCTGCATCAGCAACAGACTGGTTAGCAATCGTCAGGGCATTACCAGCCGTTGTATTGGCTGAGTTGGCCGTGTTGTTGGCTGTGGTTGCAGTTGTCTGGGCAGCATTAGCTGTGGCAACAGCTGCATCAGCCTTGGTCTCAGCATCAACAGCCGTGTTGGTCACAAACTCAGCCGTAGCCTCTGCCTTAACAGCAGCAGCGTTGGACTCCTGTGACACGAACAGGGCCTGCCTGAAGTTATCGTTTAGGTCCTTGGCCCTAATCGTAGAGCCAGGGAAGAATGTTGCATCAATAGCATCAATGTCGGTGTCCCGATAGATGCGAATGGCCACGCCATTACCCGGAGGGGTATTGAACTGAATCGTGGTAGCGTTGGCCAGCGTGAAATTAGTTGTATCAACCTTATCAAGACTTACCTTGATGTCAGGTTCTTTGATGTATTCAAATGTAAAAGAAAAGAGGACGGATGAACCGTCCCCCACATAAGTATTCTCAGTGATAGAAGCCATTACTTACCTCAGTTGGGCATGTCGATTAGGCCCTGGACGGCTTGTCCAGACCGCTCTGCCTTCTTCAGCAGGCGGTTGCCTAGTGCTTCGAGAGCCAGCTCTGGGAACTCTTGCTTGAGTTGCTCCATTGCGAGGTCTCTGTAGTTCATGACAGTATCGTCAATCATGCGGTAGAAGGGTTGGGTACGCTTATCAGCGCGGGTAACCCCTGCCCTTCGGTCGGCCTTGTACTGCTCAACAGCTTCATCGAAGCCTTTGAGATTAACAACGCTCTTCAGGGCAGCATGTAGACCAGACTTACCCATCAGTTGTTGGAGCCTAGAGATGTGCTCAGGCTTAAGTTCAACACCCTGATAGAGCTTGATCACAGCGGCAGAGTCATACTCAATATCCTCCAGCTTGTCGCGGACAATATCAGTATTACGCTCACCAGTACGGAGCGGGAGGAGTGCCTGGTGGCCTCCAAAGGGGCTCCTGAGGGGCTCTCCATCCAACCAGTCATACTTGATGGCACCCTTGTTCACAATGCCTAGGGTGGCGTTGTAGGTGAGGCGGTCAAACTGGCTGTCGAACTCCTGCATGTAAGGAGTGATCAGGTTGGTGAAGGTACGACGGGCACCTGCCATCGGGATGAAGTTGTTGAGAACCTCAGGACCAAAGTTCTTCAGCTGGTCAATGCCCTGCCAGCCAGGCTGGAGGATCTTACCCAGGGGCACAAGGCCCTGCATGTAGGACTTGTTGGTCAGGTTGGCTGCAATCGCATAGGTCAGGTAGCCAGTAAGATAGTCAGCCCGGCTTTCTTCCATCTCCCCACTGTTGAGGGCGTAGTGAATGTCGGCCAGTGCAGATAGAATCTGCCCGAAAGGCTCAATACGGCTGTAGTCCAGCCAGATAGTCTTCTTCTTACCAGTCTTAGGATCAACCTCCTCACCGATCTTGATGGATCGGGGTTGGAAGTTCTGCATCCATTCCTTCTTACGCTGTGGATCTGAAGGGCCATTACCTGTGATCATGCCGGTATAGGCAGCAAGACCACCTGCCATCACGAGAGCACGGCCAAAGGCGATACGCCCACGCATAGCAGCGGCTGCTACAGCATCATCACCATTCAGAGCACGACGCACCTCAGGCAGTGCCTGGTTCAGCAGGGGCACATGGGAGCCTGCATAGACCATGATGTTGTGTCCAACCTTCACGAAAGGGAAGAATGGGCGCATGATGGGCACGTTGTTGACGAACTGAGCGAAGGAAGCGGCCCAACCCTCGAGTTCAGTCTGGAATGTGACCTCCTTAGCGGCTCTTTCAGCAACCTCATCGGTGATCTCACCAGTTGCCTTGTGGAGTTGATAGTGAAGGTCGTTCTTCAGGAGGTTCTGGTAGACCTCTTGGACAGGTTTGCCCAGGGAATCGGCCTCTTCAATGGCATTCAGCATGGCCCGCTGTTGCATATCCATGCGGGCGACCATTGTTTTGAAGAAGTCGTCAGAACTAGCCAGCAACCTGGAGGGCCAGGAGAAGAGTGGGAAGTCTGCGAGGGCCTTCATTGTGTCAATGACATTCACAGCAGCCTTGAAGCCTCGATCAGTGCTGCTTTCGGCAGTCTTACGCAGCATCTTGAGCTGCTCGTCGATCTCACTGGCCATAGCCATCGTCTTACCGCCAGTCTCAGGCACATCAGTGAAGAGTGAGCGGGAGGCCATCTCAAAGGCGTCCTTCAGAGTCTCATTGAACCCATAGAAGCCAGCGATAGCTGCTTTCTTCATCTTTGCATCGCCACCTAGAGCCATCGTCACAGGACGATAGACCGTATTCATGGCGTTGGACATAGCGTTGACGACGTGTGTGGGAGGACCAGACAGCATCGAGTTGTACATCATCTTCAAGGCCTGGTTGAGTGCAATACCACGGAGGTTTGCAGACAACTTGACGATCTTGGAGGCATCACCACCAGCCAAACGCACGGCTGTAGCTACACGCAGGGCCTCATTCATGGCACCTGGCTCGCCAATCCTGACCTTTTCAACGATCTCATCAAGCACCTTGTCGGCTTCCTTCAGTTGGAGGCCCAGTTGCTCAGTCGATGGGGGTCGGAATGGGTTGTCAATCTCAATCCCAAGGCCGGGGACCTTGAGCTTGTAGGTGTGCAGCATGTTGCTGTAAGCATTCGCACTCTCCTTGTGCACCCGAAGCAGGGCTTTCAGGTCACGGGTGAGGCGCTCCACCTGCTTGGTTGCATCAATACCGCTATCTGTTGTGCGGGCGATGCTCTCAGCGGTGGTGTAGAGGCGGGTGCTGAGGTCCTGCATCAATCCACGGACGGCCACAATGCCTTCACGGGTCAGCAGGGTGTCATCCCCAACCTTCATCTTGGGGATCTTGTTGAAGTCAACGTCACCAGTAACACCCAGGATGTCAGCCATGTAGTTCTGAGCATCCTTGACGATCTCATTCACAGGCTTCCTGGAGAGCTTGGAAAGCTCACTCAGATCCACAGGGTTGTTCTCAGCGATCTTGCGTAGCTGCTGTGCAGGGGCATCCCCCACAGCCGCAGCAATCTTCGATAGCTGGGCCTCTGTGATCGGTGAATAGCTGCTAGCCCGTACCGGGGTGGGTGAAGACTTAGCAGCTAACTGCTGGGCAACAGCCTCGGTAGAGCTGACTGTCTTAGTGGAAGTGACAGTCTTGTCGAAAGGGCTGGCAAGGTTATCGAGCTTGGTCTTCTTCAGCTGGTCAGCCCCGTTGGTGGGGATGTCCTTGAAGTCGTCCAGGCGGAATACACCTTCCTGATCGAACAATCTGCCCAGAACTTCAGCCCGACGGCCATCAGCAAGAACGTGTGAGATCTCAATGACTGGTTTTCCTGTAATTTTAGAAACCCAGCCACCTAAATATACGTCCTCACGGCTGAGAATATCGTAATTCTTGGCGATAAAGTTCTCTACAGCCTCTTGGGAGAAGTCATCGAGGGATTCACCCACGATTGCTACAGCAGTACCGCTGGTTGGGACCTCTCCGGTGAATGGATTGATAGTGAATCCATCTCCAGGGGCCTCCAGGCGGGCATACACCTCAGGGTGGAAGTCAGGCTGCATAACTCGACCACCGGGCTCAAAGAGATCGGGGACCGTATCAGCAACATCATCCCAGGTTGGGGGGATACCTTTCGCTGTATCATCCCACAGCTTTGCGAGCTTCTCGGTAAAGACAGTATCCTCAATCTCCATCGCATAGTCGAAGGCACTACTGAGGGCTTCGTTAGTGCTCTTGGCGACTTGTGGAGCAGGGGCCGCTGCTGGGTTTGGGGCCGGGGCACCAGGCTGTCTTATCTTTGCGCTGGAAGGGTCAAATAGGAATACCTCCTCGCCAGCACCCCGTTCATTCCGTTGGAACACAGGATCATACTTAACGCCTTGGTACTTACCACCTTCAGCCAGCAGCTCACGGAGTTGCTTCTTGCCGGTATAGCTTATGTCTAGCCCAATATCCTCGAAGTCGAGGTCGGTGGTATTGATGTCAATATCAGCACCAGTTTCGAGGTCATAGTATTTGTATTCAATGCCATTCTCATCCATGAACTGCTGCATAGGGCGATCCATGTCACGGATGTTCAGACCCTGTGCGTCAATCTCAAGGAGTTCCTCACCATAGGAACGTGCGTACCGCGCATCGGTAGCGGTGTAGACACCTGAACCGAGGATGTTGGTACCTTCAGATCCACCTTTGAACCCAGCCTTACGGATGGCCTCAGCAGCCTTACGGTTGGTGGCGTGGTAGAGGACAGGGCCGCTCTGTACGGGAGCCTGAGCTTCCAGTAACTCCTGGGACTTCTTGAGTGCAATCTCGGCTGCTTGCTGCTCACTCTTGCCAGCCTTCAGGGCCTTACGGGCAGCTCTAGCACCACCAATGTAGGCACCTACTGCATCAGCAGCAACACCCATTGTGAAGCCCTCCAGGCCGGTCTTGAGGACCGCCTCCCAGGGGTTGTCATCTTCATCCACAGCGAGGGCTGTGAGGAAGGCTGGGTACCACTCAGGGGCGTTCTCTTTGATCAGGTTGGAGAGGTTTCCATCACCCTTGGAGGCGCTGATCATGTCAGCAGCGATACCAGCAAGACCACCCTGGAGGCCAGCCTGGGCAATCACCTTGCCTTTAGCCAGGGCACCAGTAGCACCAGCCACCTTGGCACCAGCACCGGCCATGCCACCGAAGCCACCAGTACCGAGCATCAGGACACCGAACTCGAGGAAGCCCTGGGCAACCTTACCGGCACCAGTCTTGGCTCCTAATTCATCCTTACCCAGGTCCCATTTCGCCCACTCGTAGCGGTTATCGAAGGGGTTCTGAGTTGGGTCAATGTTCTGACGGGTAGCGAACTGGTAGCCGGTCTTGGCAGTATCACCCACCAGCTCAGCAGCAGACCCGACAGCCTCAGCAGCACCAAGGATGGCACCACCTGCTACTCGACCCACCTCATTACCACCTTCACGGCGGATCTCTTGATCCTTGGCGGCCTGATCTTTGCGTAGCTTGGCCCTATCGGCTGCTACTTGTTCAGCATTACGGTTGGGGTCCAACATATCCACAATGGGAATGTTGACGTTCTCCTCAACCCACTTACCAAGACCACTCAGGGGGTTGTCCTGTTGGGGCTGGGCTTCGGACTTGGGAGCTTGAACCTGAGGGGCTGCCTGCTGTGGGACAGCACCCTGAGGTTGTTGGGGTTGTTGGTCTGGGTTGGGGGCCCGGAGTTGCTCTAGAATCTCCTCTCGTGACGCATCAACGTATCCGGAGTTCGCATCTCCAGATCCCATAATGATCTTGTCGATCTTATTGAGATCCATAATTCAGATAAAAGGGGTATTCCCACCAGACGCATCCGTGGGTTAAGCCGCAAGACGCTCAGCATCTACCCAGCGATTACCTGTGTAACGCTTATCCCAACGGATAAAGTTCCAGGTCGCTCTGCGTAGCTGTGCGTGTGTTGCATTAGGATTCATGAACACCCGATAGGAATCGGGATAGGAAGTCTTCATCTCATCCAGCACATAGGAGAGCTGGTCAGATTCAGAGATTTGGGCGATTGGTTTGCCGAACTTGCGTTCGATTTTTCCTAAGCGGGCAGAGTTATTTGCCCAGGAGGCCCAGGAAAGGAGGCCACCATTTCTATTGGTTCCGTCACCAGCAACTTGGCCCCACTCACGCAGACCGTTCCACCCTGATTCGTGCTGAATGGCACTAGCCAGATAGGCTGCACCCCGCTTGGGGACGCCCATTGATTGGATGGCTCTGAAGCCTGCCTGCATGTTGGGGATATCTCGTTGACCTCTGGTATAGCCGGAGATGTCTGGAGTATTGCCTTCATCCTTGAGGGCACGAATACTTGGTAGGCCGAGGCCACGGAGCTGAGCATCAAGGAAGGCATTGGTTGACAGTCCCAGACGGGCTGCCATCTCTTTAGAACGCTTGCTAACAGCACCCCCAGAGAGGGTAGCTTTCACATCAGCATTCAGCTGGTCACGAGTGACAAACCTATCCTTACGGGGGTCAATCTCGGACCTAGGAATCACATTGGTATTGAAGATCTCAGAAGCCTCGAGCTTGCTGAAGTCCTGGATACCAGGGGAGACAGTGATCCTAGAAAGGTTCTTCTTACTGGTCAGAGGAGCCTTCCAGTCGACGACATTGCCTCTCTTGAGGTCTACATCCAACTGGAACTTACCTTGCTTCAGGAGGCCGTCCAGACGCTTCTGGGTGACATCCATAAAGCGAGCCTCATCCTGCAACAGGGATGGATCAGCAGCCACTTCAGACTGCATGATCTGGGCCAGCTCAGACTCGAGGACATTACGCCGTAGGGCGATCTGTGCCTTCATGGAGTCAGTACGGGCACCAGCAGGGATGGGAACAGGGGAGGTTGACAGGATTGACTCATCAAGAGTGCTCCTGAGGGAAGCAATCTTCTTGGTGACGGCCTTGTCAGACTCCTGCTGTTTAGGGGTCTTGGCGTACTGCTTGTAGGTTTCGGGAGTAATGAGTCCCTGATCCAACATGGCACCCAGTTCGGCATTGGTAGCAGGACGGCCATCAGCGGCCCGCTGTGCCAGCTCAAAGGGCAGTTCGGGGTCGATGTTGAGTCCTGGGCCCATAATCCGATTGGCCTCTTGTAGGGCCGCCTCGGTGCCTATTTCGCGGAGCTTTGCAATGGCAGCCTTCTTGTTCTCCGGGCTGGGGTCGTTGTAGTAGAACTCAACGGCCTGCTTCATGCCCAGAGTCTTCAATGACTGGTCATGGCTGTAGTTGGAAAGCTGTGACTTCTCAGCCTTAGTGAGATACCTCTCGAAGAGGTGAGAGTACTCCTTGCCAAGGGTTGGTCCATTGGGCTGTCCCGGGATCTTGGGAACATCACGAAGACCACGGATCAGATCGACGTTTCCATCTTCAGCGGCCTGCTCCAGGACACCTGTAATGGCCCGCATGTTGTTGGTCGCACTGTATCCAGTGATGACCGAGGATCCACCAAAGGCAGCTTCCTTAGCAGCACCTTGCCAGATCTCAGCAGGGCTAGCACCTGAGTCCACCAGAGTATTGACTGTTGACTCAAACTTCACCTGGGCCTGGGCCTGACGGCTCTCAGTACTGGCCTTGATCAGGGCACGGCTAGCGTTAAGGGTGTTGTTGGCCATTGTGGGGGCCAGGACCTTAGCGATCATGCCCCTATCGGTCAGGCCAGAAGCCCTCAAGAAGCTGCGATTAGCCTCCATCAGCACCTGCTGGGCCTGGGCTGGGGACATGTTCTCCAGAACCTCAGCGGGGATGTTCCGGATGAACTCATCCATATAGATCCCATGCTGGGACCTGGCCGCATAGGCATTGCCCTGGATACCACTCAGCTGGTTGTATGCGCTGTTCTTGGTTAGCTCGCTGGCAATGTAATTGTCAGTAGGGTTCTGTGACTGGGCCAGGGGATTGGCCACCTGGGAGATACCTTGAGCCTCAGCAGTGATCTGTACGTCCTGGTTATTGCTAGCAGCAATGTCCTCGGCAATACCTTGATCAACCTGCTGGGGAGCACCACCACCACCGAAGCCAATGGAGGCCAGGAGGGCATCCTCTTCGGCTCTACGGGCCTGCTCTTCTTGGTCAGCCTTGTGAGCATCACCCATTGCCTGGAAGCCCCTGAGGGCTGTCGCTGACAACTGAAGAAGACCATTGAGGGTGGCTTGGTTGACTCGCAACTGGGCGTTGGCAATACCAGCCTGAGCAGCAACAATGCCTTGATTCAGCTGACCCTGACGGGCATCAGCCTTGGCTAGCATCTGGATATCTCGGACCTTCCGCTCACTCTCCCGAAGGATCTCGTTTGAGCGGTCTACTGCTTGAATTGGAGAATAGGGGCGGGATTGGGCAAAGCCCTTGTACTCCCCGCCAAAGTCTTGTTTTGCGTCAATTCTTGGCATCGTTAGCTCCAGCTATAAGCGGGGATGCCCAGGTTTAGATTCTCACCAACGCCTGCCGGATCGGGGGCGAACTGAGGGGCTTGGATCGGTGAAGGTACCTTGGAGTAAGCTTGGTTGTTAGCAGATTGATTCTGCTGGAAGGCCACATCCATACCCACACCCATAGCCTGCTCAGCTGAGCGCAGAGAGGCGTTCTCTTTGGCCAGGGCGAATCCTGCCTGACGATCCTGATCAAGGGTCAGAAGACCCACAGACTGACCAGTTGCACCAGAGGCAAGGACCTTACCCATACCACCGATCTGCTTGGCGTAGATCTCCTGGGACTTAAATGCAGCTGCATTCCGTGCTTCCTGGAGCTTTACTTGCTCCTGGCTGTAGACGGCATTAGCAGCTTGGTTGTTGTATTGAACTTGGTTTTGATAGGAGAGGGCGGCTGCTTGTTGAGCCTTCACCTCACCCATGTGGCGTTGCACTTGCTGCTGACGCTCGAAGTGGGCCTGGCGCTGTGCATTTTGGTACTGCACATTCATCTGCTGCTGGTACTGGGCCGCTTGCATCTGTGCAGACTGTTGAGCCTGCATGATTCCTGCGACCGTACCAACCATGCTGACAACAGTACCGATGGCACTGAGCGCAGAACTCATACCGGCTGCCGCAGCACCTGCTGCTGGGAGGCACATAGTCTTACGATCTCATAATATGGGAGGTAGTTGGGTGCTTGCTGGACGACTCGGAGAGCCTTAAAGCCCAGCATTTTGAGGAGCTTGTGGTGAAAGTGGTTCCTCATATCTACGAGGTTCCACAGGAGGCGATAGTTTGATTCCTGCTGCTTCAGCCATTTCTTGGCTTGGCGCACGAATGTGTGGGGCTTGCGGGTTAGTGCTGGGGTGCAGATCATCCAGACAATGCCGATACCAGGCTGGTCACAGGCAACAATGCCCGCAACACCAGCTATGGTCCCGTCACCATCAAAGAAGGCCACAGCCACGTCGCTAATGGCTACCGAAAAGGGGAGGGACATCTTGTGATGCCCCAACCCCTCGATCTCCATGAGATCTTCCTTTCGGATATTTCTGGCGACTTCTATCGCATCCCTCACCGTAGCTTTACGGTAGTAGGGTTTCATCGAACAGAAGAGATTCCTCGATTGTTGTAGTGTCCTTGCCAGCTGTATCCAGTGATTGAGCAGGGGAATGGATCCGGTGCTTCAACCGTAGTACGAACAATGTCACCCTGGCTGAAGATCGGAACCGTGAGGGTTGAGATCTCCTGGATGGCAGGTTGGCTAGCAAGATATACGTTAGCCGGAGTTACCTCCAGGCTTAGCTCTGTCTCGTCATATCCCTGCTTGGCCACCCGGACGTTGTATCTACCGCTGTAGTAGAGATCCAAATGCAGGAACTCAACAACAGGCACGAAGACACGATCAGCCCGGTTCTCGTTAGTGAAGAAGAAGCTGGGAAGGGTTACGCTAGCGACATACTCAACACCAAGGATGAAGTCGTCAGCAACCAACTCATTATCAACTTCCACATACCAGACGCCATTATCAACAACCACACCAACACGATCAAAGGCACCAAGGTGGTCGCCTTTGGTATTCATGAAGACTAGCTGCTCACCAGCGAATCGAATTGTATTGGGTACAGTGATCCTGGAGTACAACTTACCGGGGACAGGAGTCACAGTAAGTGCATCCTTCCGATAGAACATATCCAGGCGAGGGGTGAACTTCGAGAAGCCCACATTCAGGGGAGCATCATCAGGATCGTCTGTAAGCTCACTACGGCTTAGGGTGAACCTATTGCCGTCATACATGACAATATGGCAGAGATCATCCTCAGTAGCGAACATACGCACCGATGCAGGATATTTCCACTTAGCCCACCCAGCCATCTGACGCTCTTCGCCGTTGTTGAAGAACTTGAAGATGTAGATGTCCCGGGTGTTATTCCCGTAGATGAGCATGTTGTTGTTAGGTAGTACCTCACCCCACTTGAGGTTAGGTGGCAGGTACTCAGGGATAATCCTAGTAATATCAGCAACAACAGGACGGTTCTCAACGGAGTCCACAGCCATCTCCATCACCTTGGAGTAGGTGTTGCTCTCAGATATGAAGGCAATACTCACACCGGAGGACAGAGGGGCCACCTCAGACCTGTAGAAGTAGTTCGAGATCTCATTCAGCTTCACAGTAGCCGCAGAGAATACAACTTCATTTGTAGATAGGAGGAACTGGCTCCTCTCTGCAAATAGAACTAAACCTTTTGGAGTTCCTATAGCAGATTTGAGGATGGCAGGCTTGGTAGATGAGGCTGTCATATCAATCGGATCAGCATCAGATACCGCCAGGGCAGACTGAACGAAGAAGTTGAAGTAGTCACCAGGCTGGGACAGAACCACAGCATCTTCAGACAGGAACCCTAGCCTGTTGGCATGGAAGAACATATCGCTGATGGTCCGACCGATGAAGCTAGGGTCGGGGTTGGTGATGAGACCACCAACCTCACGCTCACCCCAACCACCAAAGGCTGAGTCAGAGTTGAGGGGTTGCAACACGAAGCTGCCATTATCCTGTCTGACGAGGCTCTGAGGCATCGTAGAGCTGTTGATGGTGGTCCTAGTGTTAGGAGCCACAGTCTCCTCCCAGGAGCCCGCACCGGGGATTCCAGGAGCAGCAGTGGTGAACTTCACATAGTAATCATCAGCATCAGAATCGTCAGTGTTATTGACCTTGACGATAAACCCATCCCATCCCTGGGTGGGTAGCTCAGCCACATCATTGGCCTTGCCTTTGATGCTAACCATTGCCTTGTTGGTCGCACCACCTCGAACGGCGATGTTGAAGTCTCGGTCCTCGGTGTTTGTCACCTTAATGACATTACCCGCAGCCTCAGCCGAGAATCCGGTGATGGCATTCACAGCATTAACCAGACCCGCCGTAATAGCCCCAATATCTAGGGTACCGGATCCGGAGTCTGCCGGGCTTGTGAATGAGGCTGAACCTGCTGAAGAGTATGTATAGGTAAAGGCCTCTTTTGTTACCCGTACAGTAAAGGTACGACCACTCATGTTGACTGTGACCGTATCACCAACACGCCAACCTTGCCCCCCCATTCTGAAGGATCACGTCGGTTGTATACCGGGAAATGTACTCTAGGGGCGTTGTGGAGGTGGAGGATTTAGTCCAAGTAACCTCACCTCGGACACCGTTCGACAACTCAAAGTAAGAGCCCGAGGTGTAAGAAGTCTCTTCACCGCCGCTGACGTATACAAGCTGACGATAGACGTATTTAGTGACTCTTCTATTACCACTGTCATCTACAAAGGATCCATATTGACGCCACCCATCATTGTTATCATAGTCTTCTCTTTGATATCCCTGAATGACTGCCTGCTCATACCTAACCCTCAGGTTCCCAGGCTGAATAGTCTCAACGACATACCCATCTATCGGGTTTCCCCCGGGAGCGCGGAACAGGTCATCACCACCAGAAACGTACTGAACAGCTCTTACTTTTTGCGTAGTCGTACTTTCGCCACCACCGAGGTAGGCAGAGCATTGGTTGACTAGACGGAACTGTAGGCCAGTTTGACCATTAGATCCATTCTCAGAGAAGTTCTGAGCATCTACCCCAGAGCAGACACCTTTATCCTTGACTTCGTAGGATCCAGGAATCACCTCCAGGCCTGTGGCCCGGTAGATCTTGATCTGGGAAGAGGAACTGCCATCCCGGCTAAGGTCAATAGCGTAGGTGGTGTTGTAGGAGACCTGGTTGATAACTACCAGGGCTTCCTTGTTGGCCTGGGTGGCTGAGGTGTCATCACTCATCGTGACTTGCCTGTCTGTGAATGACAGGAGGGTGTAGTCAGCAATGGTCAGCTCTTTAACGGTCTCTGGGGTCGACCCTTCAAAGTAGGCAGCTGAAGTGGGATTGACAGTAACGGTTCTCTCGGTACCGTCATTCAGGTCCCAGACACGGATGGAGAAGGTTGGATTGTTGTAGATGGCTACCGCATAACGCTCACGATTATCTCGGAAGATGGGGAACCACTTAGCGTTCGCTGGGATATCTGAGGCCAGGGTTGCGATGTATTCGGTAGCTGGGCGCTTGCGGCACCCGAAGGTTGGATCCAGATAGACGTTATTTGCTGCTCTCACCTGGCCAGGCAGCTTCACGGGATCTGGTTGTTGACTAACCCCACCAAGTAGGTTGGGGATTTTCTGTGAAACTGCTGCCATAATCAGATACGATAAGAGGCGTCGAAGGGTCGGTATGAGCGGTATAGGCGATTATCAGAAGTGCTGAGCATATTGAAGTCTCCCTGCTGGGTCTCGTACTCAACAAGTGCAGCACGGGCCTGAGCCTCTTCGCGCTCTCCGAACTTCACCTGCTCAGCAGAACCAACAGCACGACCGGCAAATAAGTTTGCAGCCCGCATTGCGATGTAGTTGCGGAAGGCCACAGGGAGGTCCTCAAAGTCAAAGAACCAAACCACATCCAGGTTGACGGTGTTATTGAATACGAAGCTGTGGGCCCGCTTGTCATATAGCTTCCCATCTCGGACAACAACCTCAGTGACGTTGAAGTCATTGGTGTCAAACGACAGCACGTTAGCTGGGATCAGGATGTGCTTGTCAGTATTAGGAACAAAGGGGTAATCACGCTCGGTGTTGAAGCTCCACCCCTCAGCCTGTAGGGACTCGGAGACTTCATCAATCAGGTTACTGGCCATTGCAACCATCGGGTTGCTTGTGTCGATACTGGCCACTGGGGCCTGACCAATGTTTGACAGGACGACATTAACTGCGTCCAGTTTTGTCTGTTTAGTTGCCATTAGTATTTCTAGGGGAATGAGAAACCCCCGAGGGGCCCGAAGGCCCCGGGGGAAATTATCAGGCAGAAGCCGAAAGGACACCAGCCACGGAGGTACGGAGGGTACCTGCGCCCATAGCCAGCTTGCCCACGATCAGGTCGCCCTGATACTGGACATGGAAGTCACCAGAGGTGGTCTCGATGCTGGGACCGATGGAGGTCAGAACACCAGCAGCTTCACGATGGAAGACAAGGCCAGCCAGGTCAGCCAGATCGGCAGTACCGGCATAGGTGTTGTTCTCACCAGGCACAGCAGCCTTGGTAGCGCCATACAGGCCAGCAAGCACGTTGGACTTGTAGATCCGGATGCCAGCAATGCTGTAGAGGCCCTTACCAGAGTTCATATCGCCCTGGGTGTTGCCGATCTCACGGTTGAGGATGTTGGTATCAACAGAGGAGATCAGGCTGTAGTACTGACGAGGGGAGAGCACAGCCACACGACCGTCTGCGGGGGCAGAACGCTCGTCGAGCACAGCAGCAGCCTCGAAGAAGCCATCAACAATCGCCTGAGCGTTGTTGGTGTTATTAGCGCCGATCTTGACCTCGAAGCCACCAGGCTCACCGGTCACGACGGAAGCCTCGTTAGCAGCCTTCACCAGGGTACGGGCGATGCGCTCGTCATAGTGGAGGGCCAGAGCTTCACCGATCTGCTTGGAGACCTCAGCACGGGTGTTATATTGGGCGAGGATCTCATCCAGGTCATAGACGAACTGGCTGGACACCAGCAGGTCATCCATGAGGATGGTCTTCTCGTTGGACTTGAGTCCGTTATCGCCCAGGATGGGGGTACCAGGGGTGTGGTAACCAGCCCCGAGCTTACCAGTCATCAGGAACTGCTTGGACTTACCACCACGGAGGGTGTAGCTACGAACGAGGCCTTGGAAGATGGTGGCATCGTTGAAAGCAGTGAACACTTCGCCGCTGAACAGCTTCAGAGCGGTTGCATAGCGAGTGTCGTAGTTCTGGGAGGCGTCACGGCCACCGTTGGCTACGTTAGGGCCAAGCCAGCCGTTAGATACGTTAGTCATTGATCTTGTAAAAGAAGGAGAAAGATTGTTGAAAGATTGTGGTCTGTCGATCAATCCTTTTCAGTGAAAGTTGTCGGGCGTACCCGGCTTTCTCCTACTTCAGTATTTCTCTAAATTAGACCTAGGTTTTTCCTTGCAAGGGGTGCCAGATACAATGCCTCTGACGGGGCAATGATTGAGGGAGGATTTGCACCTCCCAAGCGATCAGAGGAGATCGCCGCTTCTTGCCAACCTTTCTTCCACATCCTGGCGGTAGGCCGGATCAGTGGAGTAACGGGGATCAGAGATCGCCCGGGCCAGTTCAGCGTTAGACCGGAATGGCTTAACGCGAGAGGCTGCTTTCTTACCAGTAACCAGAGGGGCTTCATTGCCAACCTCTGCGGCATAGCGACCCTTCAGGGCCTGCACAGCAAACTTCACAGCAGCAATGTTACCACTGTTCACAACTTCGTTGTACTGGGCCACATCCTCGGGGGGAAGGTTCTGGCCAGCCCACTCAACCATCTCAGCATAGGCTTTCTCACCACCAACGGATTGGAGGATCTCAGCCTGTTGCTGGGAGGTTACCTGGGCCTGCTGTTGTTGTTGCTGATTCTTGGAATAGAAGTCAACGTAGGCCTTAACCAGGTCCTTGGAATCCATCTTGGAAAGTTCCTCGATGGTCTCCTCGTTGAGTTCACCCTTCTCAGCGTAGATCTCAGCAGCCTTAGCGAAGACTGCCTCGGTCTCAGTGAGTTCACCCTCCTCTTCTTCGGGGGGCTTCCTCAGAGGCCTCTTCCTGCTCCTCAGCGGGCTCCTCATCTCCCTCGGTGTCCTTGGATCCGAGTTTCTTTTGAAGCTCCTCGTAGGCCTTCAGGAGGTCCTCCTGGGACTTGAACTTGCCACCGATAAGGGCAGCATCATCATTCTCGTCCTGTTGTTGTTGGAATGCGCGATCACGATCCTCTGCGGCCATCTTGGCCAGCTTCTCGCCTTGCTCAAGAGCAGCAGCTTCAGCGGCCTTCTCCTCATTGGAGGGACCTTCAGAGGGATCAAAGGTGTAGGTGGGCATATCAGTGATAGGTGGTAGTGACTGATCCAAAGGTGGGGCGCACTTTGCCCTTCCTGGCGTACTTGCCAGCAGAGGGCTCAGAGGTGCCGGTCACCTTAGGTTTGACTTCATAAGTGACCTCTTTCTCTTTCACGGCCTCGGCCACATCAGTGGGCTCCCAGGCTTCATTGAGATGAGGGGTTGCAGGGTTATCGCCCCTGAAGGTTCCATCATCCTGACGGGCCCTACGACGGCGGGCCGGGCGGCTCGATGGCTTCTTGTTCTGCTGTTCCATTCTGTTGTGACATTAGCTGTTGTGTGAGCTGCTCACCCATTGGGGACTTAGCCAGCTGACCAGCCTGTCCGACCAGGGATTGCATCATTGCGTCCTGCTTCATCTGTCCGGCTTCCTGCTCCATCGTTGCCGGATCCTTGATCAGGCTGAGGGAGTCAATACCAGAGGCAGCAGCAAGGCGCTTGAGGAACTCGCCAGGGTTGATGTACTGCATCACAGCCTCAGGTCCGATGGACTGGGCGATGGTGCCAATGAACTCAACCAGGGCCTGACGGTCCTGTCCCCGTCCGACGCCATACAGGCCAGCAACCACAGTCGGCATCACCAGACCCTTAGGCAGGTCAGGGATAGCCTTCTGACGGCGCAGGCTGTGCAGCTTGCGGTTCAGATAGGGGAGGAGTAGTTCGATTGTGAGGTTGCTGTAGATACCACCCAGCTGCTCATTCAGCTCCTGCTGGATAGCTTGAACCTCAGTAGCAGTGGTCCGCTCAGACTGACGAACTGACAGCACAAGGAAGGCATCAGACAGACGCTGGGTCAGGCTGTTGACCATCTCTTGCACAGTGCGGAAGTCGGCAGTCTTACCCACCTGAACCACACCCACATCATCAGGGCGACCCTGGATGATTGCACCGTTCTGGGCTAGGGCCAGAGACTGGGGCTTGGTGGTGGCAGAGGGGCTGACCAGGAAGACAACCTTCGCAGCAGCAGCAGAACCTTCAACCAGAGACTTCATCAGGCTCTCCAGGGATTGGAGGTCGCCAATGAACTCTTCAACACGGCCACGTCCATAGCTCTCACCGTCGACGACGTTGAAGCGCAGGGGCAGCCAGGGGGTGTACTTCAGAGGGGAGGAGGACTGGGATCCAGGGATCACCTTGCCTTCACACTCTTGGTGCCATTTGTGTTGGCCATCCTTGAGGCGAACACAGGTGTAGACCTCTGCTTGCTGTGCAGATGCCTTGTGCTTGGCCAGGGCCACACCCATCTTGGGACCGTCCTCACCAACGGCGTTGGCATCCTTCTCGGGTTCCGCTTTCTGGAACTCTTCAGGCAGGAATGCCCGGTCTACCAGTTCTTTGGTGATGATCTCGACCTTGCAGGCCAGGCTCAGGGACCCGCAGCATGTGACTCTGACAAATGTCTATTCTCCGAGGATAAGCCTAATGAATGAACTCTCTAGGGAGGATGTATTCGGAGGGGTTGAGTTCCTGGACAGACTGTTGGAGGAATTGGAATCCGCATTCCCCCCAATACCAACCAACCCCCACAGATGATATCCGCAAGATCATGTATCAGGCGGGCCAACGCTCTGTGGTCGAGTACATCAAAGACAAACAAGAGAAGAACTAGCCATGTGCATGAGTTCCCCGTCAATGCCAAAGATGCCGGAAGCCCCACCCCCGGCACCGGCACCCCCGGCACCGGCACCCCCGCCGCCCGCTCCGATGATCGAGCCTGAGAAGCCATTGCCTCCCCCGGAGTCAGTGCCTCAGGGTAATGCCGACGCGGCCAAGATTAAGCAACGGGCCTCCAAGCGCCAGCAGATGCAACAAGCTGCCTCCGGTGCTAATGCGCTCCGTATCCCCCTCAACACCGGCTCTGCTGGTGGTGCCGCCGCTAAAGCCGGTGGTGGATTGAACATTCCTACCTGATAATCAATGAAGAACGCCTCCGCCCAGGCTCGTTATTACGAGCTTCAGTCGGATCGAGAGGACTTCCTTGATATGGCGAGAACTGCTGCTGCCCTCACCCTCCCTTATCTGATCACAGATGATGGGCAGGTGAGCGGTGGCCGCCTTCATTCTCCATATCAAAGTGTAGGAGCCAAAGGTGTAAATGTGCTCGCATCTAAGCTGATGCTGAGCCTCTTCCCAATCAATACTAGCTTCTTTAAGCTCCAGATCAACGATGCCGAGTTGATGAAGCTGCCGGAACTGGATCCCCAGGTCCGATCTGAGATTGATCTATCCCTCAGCAAGATTGAGCGGACGATCATGCAACAGATCGCAGAGACCTCTGACCGGATCCAGATCCATGCTGCAATGAAGCATCTGGTCGTGACAGGCAATGCACTTCTCTCATCCCTGCGTG